TCACGAACAAGAATCAACTTCTCACGAACAAGAATCAACTTCTCACGAACAAGAATCAACTTCTCACGAACAAGAATCAACTTCTCACGAACAAGAATCAACTTTACATAGAGAAGATTCATCTTCTCATGAAGAATCAACTTCTAACGAAAAAGAATCAACTTTACATAAAGAAGATGAATCTTCTCCTAAAGAAAATGAAAATGAAAAAGATATAGAAAATGACAAATACTCTGTTTTAGTTGATGAAAAGTTTTTGTATACAGATGAGTTAAAACAATGTAAAGAATACATAAACAAAATTATAGATGAAATGATATTTTTGTATAGCTTTGATTATAATTGTTATACTCAGCAACTAAATCAAGACACAACACTAATAGTTGGTAAATATAAAAATTTTATTGTAAATTACGATAAAACATTGTGTAAAATTAAACTAACAAAAACAGTAATTAAAGATAAGATAGTATAGTTAAATGAATGATTTAGCATTAAAAGTGATAAATAGTATAAAACAAGATATTGACGATAACAATGTGTCTATTGAAAAGCATAAACTTTTATTGGATTTTTATATTAAATATAAAGCAGCTGATGAAAATAAACAGTTAGATTTTTTAGAACAAGATTTTAGCAACACAGACATTAAACGATTTATAACACTAGGTTGGTACATTAATTTTTTATATGAAAATAAAATCGATTAAAATATTCATTTATAAGTCAATATAATAGATCTTATAAATGAAAAATACCTTAACAAAATTTGATATAGTTAAAATAATTGGGTTAAGAGCTGAACAATTAGACAATGGAGCTCCTTCGTTTTTAGACATTGAAAAATTAGGTTTAACAGATTCTTTTAGTATAGCTACAAAAGAATTTGAAAATGGAAAAATACCTTTTATCATAAATAAAAAAATATCAAAAAATATCATTAAAAAAATACCTATTTTACATATGTGAAACTAGTTTAATTTGATGAGTCACTATATAAACTAGGAATAGAACTAGCCGAACTATAAACACTAGAATTAGATACACTACGATTAGATGGACTATAAACACTAGAATTAGATACACTAGAATTAGATACACTAGAATTAGATACACTAAGATTAGATGAACTGTAAACACTAGAATTAGATACACTATGATTAGATGGACTATAATGTGAGTTGTTTTCACTATCTTTAATTGCTAATTTCTGATTTTTGTTAAAAAACAAAAATAGTAATGTTAGTATAACAAACACTAATATATATTTCCAATTTTTTTGTAAAATTGATAATATGTTAAATGATTTATTGTTTTCTTTAGTTAATTTTTCTTCATCATACCTTTCGATAGTTTGTTTGTTAAGTGTAACTATTACTTCACATGGTTCATTATCGATAGCTTTTAAGATTAAATAATAGTTTATAAAATCTCGATTTTTGTTAGCAATTACTTGACCCTCAAATTCACCATTAATCGAGGGTTTATACTCATAATTATTTTCATCTAATAAATTTTGGTCTATAATTGATGCTAAAAATTCTTTTTTGCTAGTAGATTCTACTTTGAAACTGATATCAAAATTAACACTCTCATCGTTAAGATCTATCAGTTGCTCACGGTTAGTCAATATATATAAATTTTTTAATTCTGACATAATACTATTTCTCCTTAATTTATAATCTTTAAACAAAAAATAAATATAATTATTTAAAAGTGTTTGTTATTAGATTAAATGAGAAAGAAAATTAAAGTAAACAAAGTTCCATTGAACACCAAAAATTTCGCATCCGTTCAACAATTTCAAAGATTGCCTGTATTATACTTAGAATTGATAGAAAATAAAGACAAAATTAAACAAGAACTAGTCAATAAACCATATCAAAACAATTCTCAACAAAATAATTATAACCAAAACAATTCTCAACAAAATAATTATAACCAAAATCAATTATATACTAGAGAAAATCGTAATGAAAACTATAGGGAAGAGTTTGATAGAAGTCGTAGTAGAAGTAATAGTTATGAAAGAAGCAGAAGCCGTAGTATAAGTCGTAGCAGAAGTCTTAGCAGAAGCCGTAGCAGAAGTCTTAGCAGAAGCCGTAGCAGAAGTCTTAGCAGAAGCCGTAGCAGAAGTCTTAGCAGAAGTCTTAGCAGAAGCCATAGCAGAAGCCATAGCAGAAGCCGTAGTAGTGATAGAAGTCGTAGTAGTGATATAAGTCGTGGTAGAAGTCGTGGTAAAAGTCGTGATAGAAGTCGTGATAGAAATCGTAATAGAAATCGTAATAGAAGTGAAAATGGTGAGTCTGTTGATTCAAATCTAAAAAGTATGCTTAAAAAAAATAAGTACGAAAAAAAAAAACATAATAACAGATCAAGATCTATTAACTACAATGTTCCTACTTTAAATGAACTAGAACAATGTGGTCAATATGTTCCAAAAAAAGAATTAATGAATATGAATAACTATTCGTTAAATCAACAGCAATCAGAAAATAGTAAAAGGGAACTGTTATTTAAGTTTGATATGCTTCGTAAAAAATACAGTACTTCTGCTATACCTGAGTTTACAATTCATAGCGATTTAAATGTAATGGAACAAGCTTACAATGATACTTTACGAAGAATATCATTGGATTCATCTGTTGAAAACTACAAAAAGTTTTTAATTTACGGATTTATGGGTTGTGAATTTGTGTTTGGTAATTTTTTGGGTTTTGACATGAAAGGATTTACACAACAGCAATTATCTTCTATGAATTCTTATGAATCATTGCTTATAGAACTAGGTGAGAAAAACTATGTTCCAACTGGTAGCAATTGGTCTGTTGAAGTAAGACTTTTAGGTTTAATTGTTGTTAATGCGGCAGTGTTTGTAATTTCTAAGATGATATTTAAAAAGACGGGTACAGACATGTTAGGGATGTTGAATAGTTTTAGTAGTCAAGTAAATATGGAAGCTCCTAAACCAAAAATGAAAGGACCTAATATAGATTTAGATAATTTATAGTCAATTTATATTATTAACCTAATATAAATGGCAACTGAATATAAGCAAAATAATGATGACCAATATTATGAAGATATATTTCAACAAGACAGAGATGTTAGACCTTCTGTGTATGCATTTCAAAGAGTAGGTGTAGGAAATGTATTGGGTTCTGATAAAATCACATATAAAGATACGATTAATTTTTTTTTACAAAAGATAGAAATTTTGTCTCAAGAATTAAAAATTCTAAGGGGTGATTTACTTACAATTAGGACTCTAGTTGAAAAAAATAGGGATCTTAATGTAGAATTTAAAAATCCTCTTGCTTTTATGTTAGGTTACTTTGCGACTGACGGAGGTCGTATATTTCAAAACGAAAATTTAAAAAAAGTTAAACGAATACTTAGTATTAAACAAGACGACAATGTTACTTTGCCAGATGTGATAAGATATGGTAGATTGTTAATAAGAATAGAAAAATAAAAATTTAAACAAATATAATATTTTTAAAATGGATGATAATATTGAAAAATCTATAGAATCATTGAGAAATAGAGTTAACGAAATAACATATAAATACGACAATAATCTACTAAAATCATCAGAGAAATCCCAAATACTAAAAAAAATAAGTAGTATTTTGTTAAATAAGTATGTTATTGCTTTTGTAATCATTATGATAACATTGATCGTCATAAAACCAAAATTAATAACAAACAATAAAAAACAGATAGTAGTTAAAAAATTGATATTATTTACTTTATTATTGAATGTTATTATGTTTGTAGTATGGAAGTACAAATATTTGGTGATAAATATGTTTTAAATTTATTTATTATAAATAATAAATTTAACAGATAACTTAAAAATTACTTGGATTTTTTCTTGGGTTTTCTTGCTTTTCGTGGTTTCTTAGCTTTAGTCTTAGGTTTCTCTTCTACTACAGGTGCTTCTTCTACTACTACTTCTTCTTCTACAGGTGCTTCTACAGGTGCTTCTACTACTTCTTCTACTACTTCTTCTACTACTTCTTCTACTACTACTTCTTCTACAGGTGCTTCTTCCTGCTTTACAACAACAGGTACTTGTTTTTTATTCATAAGTGCAAGTTCCTTTTTGTATCGAAGTTTATCTTTTTCTACTTCGCTGTCTAGAGCTTTCATTTCTTCTAGTCTATTGCCATTCTTTACATCATTTAAAAATTCCTTCCAAAGTCGTGCTAATTCAACAGTAATGTCTTTTGAAACTAAGTTAGGTTTAGAAGTTTTGACACTTTCTCTGTGATTTTTACAAAAAATGATATAAGAACATACAGGCTTTTTGGGACTCTTTCTTAGTGCCTTTTCCTTCAAATAGGCCTGTCTTTCTTCATTCGCTTCTTTGAGTAGTTTCTTTAACAGCTTTTTGTCATCAGCCTTTTTACTTTTCTTGAATTTTTGCCATCTTTTTCCTAGTTCACTTGTTACATTGGCTTCGGTATATGTTTTATTAGATTTATCCCAATCATCTTTAACTACTTGCCTGTTAAGATTACAAAACAAAATATATGCTGTCTTGGTCTTTTTTAGTTTTTGCTGATTGTTATTTTCACCAGATAATACATTACCCATTTTTTTCCTCATCTTTTGAGATTTCCATTCATTTACTAATTGTTCATTATTAGAACTTTTTAGAAAATTTAACACTACTCTATTAAGTTGATTCAATGTTGTTGTTAAAGACATTATTTTTTAATATTAATTTTGTTCTTAAATAATAATTAATTTGTGTTTATTATCGTTTTTATTTCGTGTAAGTCTTCTTTTTGGTATCCCCATCGTTTATACCATTCAGAACCATAGTTTTCTTTCATCTTTTGTTGTTCTGTTTGAGACAAAAGTGAAATATGATAGCCACTTTCTACTAATTGTAGAGTATCATCTACGATCGTAGAATTATTAAGTATTACATTGTTTTTAAAGTCTACAGTGTTGTATATTTCTTTTCCCATTGTATCGTATCTCGCTTTTTCTTGCGGAGATAGATTTTTCTTAGCTTTTTCTACAATTTTTTCTAATGAATAATCTAAAGACATTTTAGTAAAACAATTCAAATATTTAAATTATTTTACTAACTTAAAAACAACAAAACAATTATTAAATATACTATGTTTAAAAATCATTTATTTAGTATAATTATAATGGTAATTATTGTTATAATTTTTATTTATTTCTACATAAAACACAATAAACTATTAGACATTTTACATACAATACAAAACAATGTAGATAAAAATACACAAGCAATTGAAGAACATCGACAAAATTATACAGTATTTTCACCTCCTGTTGTTACTAGTAGACCTTCTGATACTATTTCTGTTGTTACATCTAATTATGATGATGAACTGGCAGAAGAATTGAAAGAATTAGAAAATAACAGAAGACTCGAAACTATTGAAGAAGTACCTGAACAACTAACAGAAACCCTTAAAGAAAAATCTGTTGCTAATGATATTTATCAAACTTTGTCTGGCAGCACGACTGAAAACACAACTGAAAACACAACTGAAAATATGACTGAAAACACAACTGAAAACACAACTGAAAACACAACTGAAAACACAACTGAAAACACAACTGAAAACACAACTGAAAATATGACTGAAAATAGCATGACTGAAAAACCAGTTGATAAAGTAGAAGAATCCATTCCTAACATTGTAGAAAAAACTATGACACTAGTTATAGAAGAATGTGTCTTTAATGTAGAACAACTCATTGATAATAAAGACTCTGAACCCAAGATTGTAGAATTAGATTATTAATTATCATTATTTAATATATTATCATTAATTAATAAATAATGATAATATCAACATTGTTAATGGTTAAAAATGAGGAAAAAAGAATTAATGTAACTTTAGAAAGTATAAAAAATATAACTGATTCAATCATAGTATATGATACTGGTTCAACAGACAATACGATTGAAATAATTGAAACATTTTGTGAAAGCAACAACATTATACTACATCTTAAACAAGGAACTTTTGTTAATTTTGAAATCTCTCGGAATGAGTCACTTGATTTTGCTAACACTATAAAAGACATAGATTTTTTAATACTTTTAGATTGTAATGATGAACTTAAAACTGATAAACAGACACTACTAAATTTATTGACTACACACAAAAATGAAAAAGGATTTTTTGTTAATCAAGAATTATATAATGGAATAGGTAACACAACTAGCTGGAATAACATAAAAATAATTAAACATAATAGTGGATGGAGATATAAAGGTGTCGTACATGAATTTATATATAATTTAACATACGACTATTATAAATTAGTAACATTTCCTAAACAACAAGTAAAAATTTTTCAAGATAAATTAGCAGATGATTTTAAATCAGTATTTAGATATAGTAAAGACAAGGATTTGTTATACAATGAATATTTAAAAAATCCTAATGACACTAGAACTATCTACTATTTAGCCCAAACATATGAATGTTTGGGTAAAATAAAATCGGCATATGATTACTATAAAATTAGGTCATATAAAGATGATTACATTGAAGAAAAGTTTCTTGCAACATACAAATGTGGTTTATTATCTCAACAACTCAACTATACTTGGGAAACTAGCTTTAATTGGTACATTAAAGCATTTGAAATAATTGAAAGAGCGGAACCTTTGGTTAAAATAGCTGATTATTATAAATCTAAACAAAAATGGGTTTTGTGTTATATGTTTTCTGAAACTGCTTGTAAGATTAAATATCCAGAAAGCTGTAAATTATTTGTAGACAAGTTTATGTATGACTATTCTAGATGGCAAATATTAAGTGTTTGTGCATGGTACAACCGTTCATATGATGTAGGTAAAATGGCTTGTTTAAATTGTATAAACCATGGTTTTGATAAAGAAAATAATATTAAAAATCTAGAAATATACAATAATTCTCAAGTTTAATCTGAAAATTCTTCTTGGTCTTAATCTGAAAATTCTTCTTGGTCTTGATCTGAAAATTCTGTATCTGAATTTTCTACCAAAAGTGTATCATCTAGTAGTAAATCATCTTCTTGCTCTTCTTCTTGCTCTTCTTCTTGTTCTTCTTCTTCTGAAATAATATCTTCTTCATCAAATAAATTTTCATTAGTAGTATTAGTATTTAAATTATCTGGTATTATATATGAAAATTTCTTGTCCCGACATATTTTAATATCTTGTTGTGTTAAACTATCTATATTGCCATTTACATTTTGTTTACCAATAACTTTCTTTGTTTTATTGTCAAAAACTAAACTTGTTTCGAAATGTTCAAAATTGTTAAACTTATTTCTTTTAATAACTATTATTTGTATATTTTCACTAATGCTATTTAATATTACATTTTTTGGTTTACTCTCATTCTTTTTACTTACATTATTTTCTAGTATATTATCAATTAAAACACTCTTTTTCCCAGAACATTTAACTTTTAATTGCTTACATATCTGTTTAAGTTCTTTGACTGACAATTTATTTAATTCTTCACTTGAAAAGCTTAAATTTTCAGTGTATTTTTGTGATAATTCATTCATGTTAATGTTGTATTTTTCCGAAATTTTATTAATATATGTTTCAACTATGGTGTTATTAATATTAGACATAATTATATATATTTATTTAATTATATTTTTCAAAATCATTTTTAATTTATAACTAATAATATTTAATATAAATTATTAGTTATGTATGAATTTGAAAAAACTTTGTGTTTAAATTGCGAAGGAAAAGGTTTAGTTAAGTGTAAAATAATACTGTGTAAGAATTGTAACGGTAATAAATGTTGTTATTGTCCTAGCGAAAGCGGTTACAATCAAACAGGATACAAAGAATGTTTTAAATGTATCGGCAGTGGTTTAGTCATAACACAAACAAAATACAGTAATTTAAAAAAATAAACATTTAAAATAGTAAAACTATTATGGACTCTATAATTATATCAGAAAAAAATAGAGTTTTATTAGAAATTAAATCAATAGAAAAAGCTATACAATTTGATAATAATAAACTAATTAGACTTAAAAACACCAGAGATAACCGCGATGCACAGTTTTATTTAGTACAAAAAGATAAAATAAATGACACTAACATAGAAAGAAACAATCGTTTACAACAACTAAAACAGATACTTGAACAACTAAATAATGGTATAGTAAATCAAGATATATTAGATCAGAGAGATATTCAACACAATCAACATAAACAACAAGAAGACAAAATTAACAAAGAAAAAATCATAAAAAAACAGAAAGAAGTTAAAAAGAAAGAAAAACAAAAAGAAGAATACAAAAAAAACAGAGAATATTTTAGACAACAAAGATACAAAGAAAAAACTATAAACCGATACAATCAATACTTCTATAAAAACCAAGAAAAAATACCTAAATATATACTAGATAATCTGAAAAATATGCCTAGCAACAAAGGATATATTTACAACGATATATGGTGTTTTGGAGAACTTCCAGCAGAACCAAATAAACCTGTATACTTATACAAAAAACAAAAAAACATTTTAATTATTCAGGAATTTACACCCACACAACACAAAATATTTCACAAAATTAACAAAAAGAAAAAATTAATATCTTCAACACCGAGAGAAAATAAATTAATTAAGAACTTACACGGATATATATAATATTATTTAAGGAATTAATGTCATATTATAGATATATATAATATGACACTAACTATTGAAAAAATCCAAGAATTTATTGATAATAAAAAAGTATATAAAAGTGATAGCTTGGAAAATTTAAAAATTTATCACTATTCAGAATGTAATGACGACAGCGACATTTTACTTAAACAGTGTAGAGGTGTAGTTTGTGATAACAACAGCATAGTGTTAAATACACTTTTTTATAACTACACATACAGCCATTTAGATGTTCCATCAGATGTATTTTCCTATCTAGAAAATAACTTTAATGATTTAAAGTTGTATGTTTCTGAAGAAGGTACATTGCTGCGATTGTTTTACTTAAACAATCGATGGTACACTTCTACTTTTAAGAAATTTGATGCTTTTAAAAGTAAATGGGCATCGAGACAAACATTTGGACAACTATTCATACAAGCACTATATCAACAAAGTCAAACCAATAAAAAACTAAAAAAATCTTTAGGTGATGATGTAACAATTGATAATGTTTACAAGAAATTTCTAGATACATTATCAACAGATAAACAATATGTATTTTTACTTAGGAATGATATCGAAAACAGAGTAGTATGCTATACAGAAGAAAAACCCACCATGTATTATGTAACTACAATCGAAAACAACCAGTTACTACAAGAAAACATTAATATTGACGGAGTTAAACAATTACAATTCAAAAATATAGATGAAATGTTTTCATATGTTGACATAAATAATTACAACTTAAATCAAGGAGTAATTGCTTTCGCACCAAATGGTTATCAATACAAAATTTTACATAACGATTACATTAAACTGTTTAACATGAGAGGAAACCAACCAAGTATTAAATATAGATATTTACAAATCAGACAAGATAGAGTTGGTGTAGATATGTTTTACTATTTATATCCTTTATATATTCCTTTGTTTAAAGAGTATGAAGACATACTCTTTCAGATAAGCAAAGATATCCATGAACTATACATGAATAGATTTGTTAAAAAATTATGGACTGTCATAGATCCTATCAAATTTACAATTGTCAAAAAGTGCCACGAATGGCATAAAACAAACAAAAAAAGAAACATAGTAACTCGTCAAGTAATTTATAAAATGCTTACACAGCAAGAACCTACATTTCTTAACAAAATTATTAAAGATTTTAAATATAATGCCAACAAAAACTTAAAAAATACGGAAGCAACCACACAAGAAGCAACCACACAAGAAGCAACCACACAAGAAGCAACCACACAAGAAGCAACCACACAATAAGTAACCACACAAGAAGCAACCACACAATAAGTAACTAATAAGATTACACACATTTAATTATTATATAAGTATTACAATCCATATATAAATGGAAAATATATGGATTGCTAGTTTTGATATAGGAAAAAAGAATTTTAGTTTTTATATAGAAAAGATTAATACACCACAACTTAAAACAATTAAAAACATTAATAAAAAAATTAGATATAATGCTGATGGGACTTGTACTAATGACTTTACCAATATATTAACTGATATTTATAAAAATGGTGAAAAAGTTTTGTTAGAAAATGTTGATTTAACCTATAATTGCGATAAAAAAGCTTATTTAGATCCTGAAACTATGTTTAACATGTATGATACATTAGATAGTTTTAGTAAATATTGGGATAAATGTTCTATATTTTTGATAGAAAAGCAAATGTCATTTGGAAAAAATAACAATACAATGGCAATAAAGCTAGGGCAGCATTGTTGGTCATATTTTTGTTTTAAATATGGTCGATTCAAAACTATAATTGAGTATCCTGCTTACAACAAAACACAAGTACTAGGTGCTCAAAAGAAACAATACAAATACAATGGAAAACTAAAATACAAATCTATATCTAAACCTGAAAGAAAGAAATGGTGTATAAACAAAGCAATTGAAATTTTAAATTTGAGAAATGATATAGAAACTATTAGTGTAATTGATAGTTGTAAGAAAAAAGATGATTTATGTGATGTGATTTGTCAATTACAAAGCTTTAAATACTTGAATTTTGTTGATGTGTAAATATGTTTTAAATATAAAATATATTTTAATACAGATGTCTTGTTGTAATAATTGTAAAAAACTTGAAAAAATGTTATGGTTTTCAAATATGAAAAACAGAATGTATCATAATATAATTGTAAACAATACTAACATAAAATTAGATGATTTAGATTTTGAAGATCAACTAAACACCAAAATTGATTATGAAGATGAGTCAGATAACAATAGTTGTTTTGAACATATAATTGAACCTGATTCTGATAAAGAGTATTCTGTTATTGAACTTGATGATAATCCTGAAAATGAGTCTAAAACACCTTCTCTACCACCTATTTTAGAAACACAAAACCAAACACAAAACCAAACACAAAACCAAACACAAAACCAAACACAAAATAAAAAAGCTGATTTAGATGATAATATAACAGAAATACTAACAGAAACAAACAAATTGATATCAAAGAAAATTTATAATAAACCATTACAAAATATAAAACGAGATATTATAGCATTAACTAATAATTTTCCAATATCAACACAACAATACATAGAAATTTTGATAAAAGTTGTAAATATAGCTAAAAATATATTTGTTAAGAAAAAGTTTGTTAACAAAAAAATAGATAAAATATTATACAATAGTTTTTTGTCTAATTTAGATGGTAGATTGATAAGTTATGGTGATTTCTCTAACTTAATTATAGATTGTGATGATATAGATTTTTTAACACGACTCATTAAAAATAATATAGAAAATGACATAGTACAATGCCATTTTAACATAAATTACCTATTAGATAAGTTTAATAATTACATATTAGTAATATTACCTATAAAAGAAATATTGAACATGTTAATAACAAATTATTTAACGGTTCCAAACATAGTATATGTTAATTTTTCAGAAACAAATGATAAATATAGTTTTTATGTGATTAATAGTATCGTTGATGGAAAAAGAGAATGGAAATTTGACTGTTACTTAGAAGACTTAAGTAATCAGATAATTGATAAGTTTTTACCTACTATGATAACATACTTTAGAAAACTATATAAAATGATATACAAAGACAATGTATATCGTACGGACTACAACAAACAATGTGAACTTTCACAATGTGATTGTGAACAGTTGTTAGAAAATATAGTAGTCTTAAGCAAACCTTACAATTTCACACTAATGCTACAAAATATAATAATTGAAAAATCTACATATGTTTACACAGATGATGATACATTTAACATAAAAAAGAATAGTGTGTTATCAAAAGACTTATTTGATAATACAAAAAAAATAAACAACACAACAACAAACATATCACAAATTTTTGATAACATAACACAGCAACAACAACTAGAATTAGTTTAAGCATAACATGAAGAATAGTGACCTTTTTTACCGCACCGAATACAATAATTATATTTAGTTTTTGTATTTTAATCATAACCATAAAAATCATTAGATATTATTAATAAATTAATAATATTTTAAAAACAAGTTATAATTTATACTACTCCATTTTTAGATTCTACTACTCCGCCTATTACTCTGTCTACTACTACATCATCTTCGTGTTGTGTTGAAGATGATAGTGATATAGAATTAAGTTCAATTTCGTCTTGTTCTACATCATCATCGATTCCGGGTAGTCTAACATCTTCAACCATAAATTTGATAAAATTGTCTTGTTGTTCTTGCTGATCTAAACCAGAATGTTTACGAGCTTCCATATATTTTTCAAAATACTGATCTCTAAAGGTAGGATTTTCAATATCTAGTTGTTCTATGGATTTTCTAGTCTTGACAATAATTCCTTTAATTTCTTCCATTTTTTTAATATGTTCTAGATATGTCCACGAAAGTTGTGCCTTCTTGACTTGAAGTGTGATATAATTCTCATAAGGATCTGCAACTATCTCAGAAACTCCATCATCTTCTTGTGCCTTTTTAGATTCTGCTAAAAGTGCTTCTTCTTTTTCTTTGATTTCTTGCATAGTTTTTAATTCTTCATCTCTTTTATCTTTAATACTTTCTGACATATTCTTAACTACTTCTTTTTTGATGTCTACCTCATTTGTTTCAGCAGAATAACTAGAACTATTTGTAATAGGAAAAGGTCTACCTACATATGTATGAAAAATTTGGTGGTAAGAATCAACATTTCTAATTAGATATTCAGCTCTCTCGTTTGATTCTAGAGTTGTATCATAATTTCCTCGTAGTTTTGCAAAACCATACACACCATTACTATTAGGTGTAGCACCTTTAGCAGGAACAAAAGAAATCAAACCATATCTCTGTAACTGAATTGGTGGATCAGCAAATAACCTTTCAACTTTTGGGAACTTGTCAACAAAAGCTGTATTGTTGTTTTCAGTCATAGCTACACTAGTTTGTTCGGTTGTTAGAGGTGGAACATTTTGATTTGGTCTCCAATTGCTGCTTCTATCTCTGTCTTGGGGTGATGTTAAAGAACTTTCTTGTAAATTACTCATTATTTGTATTTATTACATAACACTAATATTTAAACCATAATTATCTCGACTTAAAGTCTATACCTAAATTGTATACCCAATAATAATAAAACTAAAGCAAACACCATTAACAAACTTATTAAAACTATATTAATATAACAACGATTTATTGTATTATTTTCGTTTGTTTCCATTTATTAATAATTACAATATTTTGTAAAAAATGGTGATATTGCTAGATACACAGCAACTACTATAATTGACAATATACTTACCAACATCATTTTATAGTTAATGTGTTGATAACGAGGTATTAGTATATTTTCTTGACTATTTTCATTTATCATTTTATTTAGAGTTAATTTAAATTTATAAATTAATTACAAATAATAAAATGAGTTATTACGATAAAAACAATATCAAAGAATATTTAGCAGAAAGGAAATCAATTAACAATGAAATCCAGTCAAATTTAGAAAGAAATCGTAAGTTAAGAAAAAGACTGAGAGAAGTTGAAGATTTGATTTCAGAGTTTCTTAAAACAGAAGACCAAGTAGGTTTAAAATACAATGGCGAAGTAGTTACTATCAAAGAAAAAACAAAGAAAATTAGACGAAGCAACAAAAAGAAAACACAAGACTATGCTGAATTACTATACTCTTGGGGACTATCAAATATAGATGATAAACTAGAAAAACTAAATAACATTACACAAGGAGAAACAGTTAAAACAGATAGTTTAAGTTTTAGAAAGGTTAAAAAAAAGTTTTAGTTGTTTATAAATAAAATTGATAATTATTTATATAATATAATAAAATTATTAAATGAGTAAATTAAACAGCATAAAACCTAATTTTCACCCAGTACAAATAACATTAGAAAAAAAAGTTATTGATAATTCTGAATTATTTTTAAAAACTAAAGCTATATTATCTAATATTGATTTGAAATTAGATCAATTTAAAACAATAGTTTTTATACAATTTGATCATTGGTTGGATGGTGATACAGAAAATATCTGTTTCATACAGGAATTGTTTGAAAATTCTTCTTGTCATGATGATATTGTTAAATATTGGACTTTTCATTTGCTTGATTATTATGAAAATATATTACAAGGATACGAAGGTTCTTCAAATGAAATACATATAATCTATAAAAAAATAAAGTTTTTATTACCATTCAAAGAGAATTTTATGGAGAATCTTAATAAGGAACTTTGTTTACATATAGAAGAACATGTTAACTGGTTTTTAGACGGAATATCAATTTTTTTAAAAAATAAATATTTAAAAATGGAAGATAATGAAATAGATTATAGTAAATTTGAAGAAGATTATTACAATTTATAATTTATTTTAATATTATACATGTATATTGAACTATATTTATGTGTTGTTTTGTTTTGTGTTATGTTTTGTGTTATGTTATGTTTTGTGTTATGTTTTGTTATGTTTTGTTTTAACAACAAAACATAACTTAAATTACTGATTTCTACTACCTGTACTTCCAAAGCCACCATCACCTCTTTGTGTTTCTTGAAACGATTCAACCTGTTCCATATCACAGTATTCAACTTTTCTCAACACCATTTGAGTTAAACAAAAAGGTACAACTGGCTTTTCGGCACTTTCTACAACTTTAGCGAGAGCTATAAACAAATTACCATTATAAGTTGGATCTATAGTTCCAACACTATTAGCCAACACCCATCCAGACTTAGAAATACTAGACCTTGGTACAATTTCAACATAGTATCCAGAAGGTGGTTTTACAGCAATTCCAGTATCAAACAAAACTACTCCATTAGGTAGTGTTTTGTGCTCTCTTACAGCAACTAAATCTAATCCAACATCAGTATCATATGCTCGTGAAGGTACAACGGCATTCTCAAGTGTTTTAATAAATTGAAGCTTCATTATTAACTTATGATTACATTTTTTTAAATCATAAAATAATATAAAAATATTTATAAACAAACAAAAACATAATAAATGAACTTAACTTGTGTATCAGGATATTGGAATGTTAAAAATAAACATGATAACAAATTTTATGATTGGTTTAACACAACACTTAAAATTAATTGTCCTTATGTCTTTTTTTGTAGTAAATCATCAATAGATATTATTAAAAAGTACAGAGGTAATTTACCCACATATTTTATAGAATGTGATATTGAAGATTTCTACATGTATAAATATAAACAATTAATGAAAACTCATCCAATACATTGTCCTTCTCAATCATTAAATTTAATTTGGAATGAGAAAATTTTTATGATACAAAAAGCAATAGATAAAAACCCATTTAATTCTGAGTACTTTATGTGGGTTGATGCTGGTATATGTATTTTTAGAGATATAAATCCACCTACAAATATATTTCCAAACAACACTAAACTAGAAACTTTACCAAAAGATAAATTTATTTATAGTTCTAGTTATAACTATAATGAAAATAAAGTGGTGCCAACTCAATATTATCATCATATCAGTGGTACTTATATTGTACATAAAAATTTTATTAACATTATAGTAATGTTATATAAGACATATTTAAATGAATTATTAAAGTATGATAATATATGGACAGATCAGGTAGTATTGACACATATATACAAAAACCATAAACATTTATTTCATAAATTATGTAGCGGCTATGGTGAAATAATCAACTTTTTATATTAATTTTCTAGCTAGAATTAAACAGAAATATATTTAGTGATAAAATTAATTTATTAATTTATTGTAAAGTTAAATTAGTAAATGTCAAACATATTAGAAAAACTTATCGAAAAATATCCTAATAAACCATGGAATTGGGGAATAGATGGTTTAAGTAAAAATCCTTCTATTACGGTTGAATTTATAGAAAAATATAAAAATAAACCTTGGAACTGGGGTAAATATGGATTAAGTCAAAATCCATCTATTACAGTTGACTTTATAGAAAGAAACATAGACAAACCTTGGAACTGGGGTATTTCTGGATTAAGTTTAAATAGAGTCATAACAACTAAATTTATAGAACGACACATCGATAAAAAATGGGAATGGGGTGTGTGTGGGTTAAGTATGAATACTTCTATTACACCAGACTTTATTAAACGGCACATAGACAAAAATTGGGAATGGAGTGAATGGGGATTAAGTCAAAATCCTTCTATTACACAAGACTTTATTGAAAGACACATTGATAAACCTTGGAATTGGGGTGAATGTGGTCTGAGTGTAAATCCAATTGCTACACCAAAACTTATAGAAAAGTATATCAATAAACCTTGGTCATGGAATGACTATGGTTTAAGTATGAATACTTCTATTACACCTGACTTTGTAGAAAGACACATTGACAAACCTTGGGATTGGGGACATTGGGGGTTGAGTCAAAATCCTTCTATTACACAAGACTTTATTGAACGACATATTGATAAACCTTGGAACTGGGGTAAGTGTGGTTTGAGTCAGAATCCGGTAATTACACCTGATTTTGTAGAACGACATATTGATAAACCTTGGAGTTGGGGGTATTGGGGTTTAAGTCAAAATCCATCTATTACACAAGACTTTATTGAACGACACATTGATAAACCTTGGAATTGGAATGTTTCTGGGCTAAGTAAAAATCCAGCAATTACATCTGATTTTGTAGAAAGACACATTGATAAACCTTGGGAATGGGGTAATATGGGTTTAAGTGAAAATCCGTCTATTACACTTAGTTTTATTGAACGACATATCGACAAACGTTGGGATTGGACATTAATTAGTAGTAAT